AGCCTGGAAGACCTTCGCAGCCTACCCGCCAGAAATATTCCCTATCATGTTCGCCCGAGCTATCGAAGCCCATCACGGGATAGAAGATAGACAAGCCCCAGAAGCGTAAGTACACTGCGACCAAAGGAGCACACTATGGCCAAGATGGGAAGACCCAGCATATACAACGCTGAACTAGCTGCGAGTATCCTAATTAGGATCAGTAACGGCGAGTCGCTGCGTAGCATTACAAAGGACGAGGGGATGCCGACGCAGAGCTCGGTGTACCTGTGGTTGCTACAAAAGCCAGATTTTTCAGAGCAATATACGCGTGCACGGGAGGAGCAGGCTGACACTTTAGCTGACGAGATCCTAGCTATTGCTGATGAGACGCCCGACTCTGTGACTGACGAGAAGGGGATTAGCCGCACCGATTCTGGCTGGGTAACCTGGCAGCGGAACCGCGTTGACGCCAGGAAGTGGGTAGCCAGCAAGCTCAAGCCAAAGAAGTACGGCGATGCCTTGAAGGTCGGTGGTGACAAGGATAACCCATTAGCAGTCACGGTGGGGACTGAGGTCTTCGATAGCGTTCTAGAGAATATGGCGCTACAGAAGCAACTGCAGAAGCCGAAAAAATGAGTGACCTAGCCGAGATACTGAAAGACGAGACGGTTCGTCGTCAGTTCATGGCAATGCCCCCGGCACAACGGGCGGCGTATGGCTGGAGGATGCAGTGGCTGTCTAAGGCGCACAGGCATCAGATATTACCTACCGGCGACTGGTGGAGTGTTTGGCTTTTATTGGCGGGGAGAGGTGCCGGCAAGACCCGCACGGCGGCTGAGCAGCTTGCCTGGTGGGCCTGGACCGAACCTAACACTAGATGGTTAGTCGGGGCGCCTACGAGCGCTGACGTCAGGGCTACCTGCTTTGAGGGGGATAGCGGCCTGATGTCGGTGATCCCCCCGATCCTCATTAAAGACTACAACCGCGCCTTCCACGAGATCACGCTCATTAACGGATCCCTCATCAAGGGGATCCCAGCGAGTGAGCCTGAGCGCTTCCGCGGCCCACAGTTCCACGGCGGCTGGTGCGACGAGCTGGCGGCCTGGGATTACCTCGACGCCGCATGGGACCAGATCAACTTTAGCGTCCGACTCGGTAAGCATACCAGGCTGATCTGCACAACGACCCCGCGGCCGAAGGACTTGATCATCGACCTGATTGGCCGTGACGGTGACGACGTTGTTGTTACAACGGCATCAACCTACGACAACATAGCGAACCTGTCGAGTAACTTCCAGAAGCAGATCATGCAGTACGAGGGGACGAAGCTTGGCCGGCAGGAGATCTACGCCGAGATCCTGGATCCCGAGGAGTCGGGTATCGTTAAGCGGGAGATGTTCAAGCTCTGGCCAAACGGCCGTGAGTTTCCCAAATTCGAGTACATCATTCAGAGCTACGACTGCGCCTACACAGAGAAGACGGTCAACGACCCGACGGCCTGCATAACCTTCGGCATGTTTAAACCGCTGGACGGTCCAATGTCCGTGATGGTGATCGACGCCTGGCAGGACCGGCTGCAGTACCCAGACCTACGTCCTAAAGTCATCGACGAGTACGACACGATATTCGGTGAGGGTAAAGAAAAGAAGCGGGTTGACCTGATCCTAGTTGAGGACAAGAGCGCCGGCATCAGTCTTATACAAGACCTGCAACGAGCCCACCTGCCGGTCCGCGCCTACAACCCTGGCCGCGCTGATAAGATGCAGCGGCTCAACATTGTCTCCAACATCATAGCCAGGGGCCGTGTCTGGATCCCTGAGAGTGGCGTCCGTAAGGGCTTCGTGCGCGACTGGGCAGAGGGGTTTGTCAGCCAGATCTGCAGCTTCCCAGAGGCCACGCACGATGATTATGTGGACGCGTGCCTAGTTGGCGAGACTTTGATTCAAATGGCTGACGGCACAACGAAACGCATTGACGCAGTAGTTGTGGGCGACATTGTAGCTACACCCGATGGTTCGCAGCCTGTAACGGCTGTGTTCAGTAACGGCGTCAAAGAGATATGGGAGGTTGATGCTGGCGCTAAGTTGTACGGCACTGGAAACCACAACGTGATGACAAACACTGGATGGATACACATTGACAAGCTGATACCAAGCGTAGATACTGTGTATACGTATCAACAGGAGGAATCATGGTATTCAAAAGCAAAGAAGGTGTGGCTGTCGAAACAGTTGTCTTCAATGGTAAAAGGTATAACCGTTACCCTGAAAGCAGCAGCGCGGCACATCGCCGATACTTTTCAAGGTCTGGCGCAAGGCTTCACAGGGATGTCTGGATTCACCACAACGGCGTCATCCCAGCCGGCCACCATGTCCACCACATTGACGGGGACACAGGTAACAACGATATCGCAAACCTCAAGTGTTTGCCAGCAAGACAACATAGGGACGAGCACAAAGCAGAGCTATCCGCACGGAATAAATCAGACAGGCAACTACGCCACCTCGAAAGCATCAGGGGTAAGGCCGCTAAATGGCACAGTTCAGCAGAAGGTGTGGCTTGGCATAAGAAGCATGTCGCTGAGTCTTTGGCAAAAGCTTGGAGTAAGCCAAAGGTTTATCCTGAGTTGGCTTTCAATTGTAAGTGGTGCGGCAAGCAAGGCACTGCAAAAGTTGCTCGGAAGGTTCTTTGTGGCTCAAGCTGTCAAACAGCCGAGTCAAAGTTCCGCCTTGGTAAGAGCAGTCACGAACACCCATACCATGCGGCAAGTGTACGATCTAACGGTAGCAAATGAGCATTGTTACTACGCAAATGGAATTTTAGTGCACAACTGTACCCAGGCTTTACGTTACCTGCGTGACGCAGGCTGGCTAGAGATCGACGCCCCGCCGCGGGATGACTATGACGAAGAGGACCTGATCGACTCGGGCATGATGACGACGCGTGTTAACCCTTACGCCGCATAGTCGGTAGACGGGTAACGGAGACCCCATGATAATTGACAGACTTACTATGTGGAGCTGACGATGGACTTACGCGATTGGTATCGAGCTGGGAACCACCTGCCTAACATGGCCAAGGGCGGGGTAAGTCTGAAAAACATTGAGTCACAAGAGGGCTTAGCCCCTTATGGCTTACGTCATAGCGGGAAAGGAGCTAAGGGCAAGGGATTCTTTGGCAGCATGTCCGGCAAGCAGGGGATGGTGACTGAGCTTTCCGCTGAGGCTGAAGGTATTGGTGAGCACCCATTGATTGTGCCAACGCTAACCCGTGAAGAGCTTGAACATCTTTTGGCTGGTGGCAACCCAACTGAGTCTATCTATAATAAAGCCCGGCAACACGCTGAAGGCCGCAAGTCAAAAGGTAAGGAAGCCTTTGCAGGTCCTAGCGAACTACGATATCCGATGCCAGAATATGCCAAGGGCGGTGAGGTGTCTGGCCCTAAGGGATTCGGACTCGCTGACGTAGCCCCGTTCGTGAGCCCAATGAGCATGAAGACAGGTGGCTCGGTAATGGACAAGCCACAGCAAGATATGCGAGACCCAGCGTATCGTCGTCAACTAGAGCGCGAACAGGCGTTGGAAACTTCAGCGCCAGAATTTATGCTAATTGGTCCCGCAAAAGCTGCTGGGCTTGCCGCTAAGACGATGGGACGCGCAGCTACACCGGCAAAATCAGTGACAGATAATATACAAATTGGGCAGTATGTAAAGCGTAACGAAAAAATTGCAAATGCAATTAAAGAACACATGCTTGACAAAGCTGCGCCCGGTGAACGGGCGGCGGTGGCTAAAAAAATTGAAGAAAATTTAATTAAAATGCGTAGCCAAGACCGAAAAGCCAGAAACTTTGACGAGCTTCAAAACGCTGTTTTAAACACAGAAAAAAACGCAATAGCGAGTGTAGGGGCTGAAAGTATAGCCGAGATTGCAAAAAGATTTAAAGAAAGAAATTCTCAAGAATCAAGCGACAATTATAAAAAAGGCGGCCTAACCCATATGTCTGGTGGCGGCCAGGCTCGGACACGGGCAGGCACCATCGCTAAGCCGACGTTCATTGACGAGCAACTAGGCCGCACATCGGAGCGCCTATCTAAGCTTGCCACGGACCC